GAAAGATTGTGCGGCGTATGGGTTATACCCCATGGCGCTTTGCTGATAATACCTTGCAGCTTGATTCAGTTGTGGCCCAAACCCACCCAATCCACCAGCAAAACTTCTAGCCATCATATCCATTGGCCCAAGACCAGCGACATGACGTATAGGTATTTGATTGGGTTGGCTAAAAAAACCACCTGGGCTGAAAACGCTTCCTAAAACTTGTCTAGCAGTTTGCTCAACTGACGGATCAAAATATTTTTGTGAAGCCTGTGGTTGAACAAAAGGTTGTGGTTGAGTAGTTTGGCTCATCGTCTTAGTCCCGCTGCTTGTTCACCTGCACGTTGCAGGGCATACATTGCTTTTGCACCTTGTCTTCTTGCATCAAGTGCATTCTTTGGTCGTTTTTGACCCATTAAATCTCCTATACCTCTAACAGCTTTTGCATTTACAACAAATTCGCCATCAGAAAGCATGGCAGGTATATCATCTGAAGTCTCTGTCCCCGGCCCTGCTATCTGACCATTTTTTCTAGGAAATCCGCCAGCAGCTAATTGCATCAAACCGCCTTGCGCAACTGTTTCAGGCGCACGGTTAGCGTACAACTGGCCAGGCAGTCTTTGAGCTACCATGTTAAAATCACGCTGTTCGCCAGCAGGTACAAATGATGTGATGTTGTAATAACGCGGATCAATCATTTGCAAGGGGCTAGGAGCAAACCTCATAAAGTTAACTGGATCGTTAAAAACTTGAAGCCCTGCTTTACCTGCAGCAGTTGTTAAATCTGACTGGTTTCTGCTTCTTGAGCCACTGCCAGCCATTCCCAATCCTCGCCTGAGAAGATCAAGTATCCCCATTCCTTCTGGAACGCATACGTCATTAATACCATCACCGTTTGTATCAACTCCGCGAAAGCCGGGAGGACAATTGCCACTTGCATCTGGCTTTGGCGTGCCTTCATTCTTATTGCCACTGCCGCCGTCAGAAGGTGGCCCTCCAATCCCATCAACAAGAACACAAAACTCTACAGGGCCACCTTGACCTGCATCAATGGTTTCTTTTTTATAACCTTCCGGACATTTACCATTTCGACCAACCGGAACAGTTGGCGGTCTGGTTTCTCCACCAGGAGGTGGTTGTTGTTCTCCACCAGGAGGTGGTTCTCCACTAGGAGGTGGTTGCTGTTCGCTAGAATTGTCGTCTTTTTTCTTTTTCCTCAACCTTATTCCATTAAGAATAATATCAATAAGGAAGCGAGAAACTCTTTGTCCTGAATTAAAAATACGTTCTAAAATACCTAGAATGCCTGTTTTTTCTTCATCATTAAGATCATCGCGTGCGTTAACTACTTGTTCAGCTTCTAGGTAACTGTTAAAGAAATCGCCACTCATATCGTCGCCACTCATATCGTCGCCATTAGGCGGTGGATTGGTATTGCCATTTTCTGAAGAATTGTCGTCACTAGACGGTGGCAAAGGGCCTTCATATTCATCTTGATCCCAAGGCTCCGGAGGATTATCAGGGTCGTATTCTCTTGGATTTCCTTTTTTGTCAATAAAAAGCCACCAAGGCAAGTATGGATAAGTTATTCTGCGACCGGGTGCCCATGGGTCGAACTCAGGAAAAGGTCTTCGCTTATCAAAGTCAATCGGGTTGCCTGTAGGATTGTCGAAAGTTCGATTTATTCCCGAAGGTGGAGAAATAATGTCTTCACTTCCTTCACCCTCACCAGGGGGCCGAATCCTTCTGCCACTACGATCCGTGTTTGCTGGGGTACTGTGACTATATGACCCGTCTTCGTTATACCAACGTCGATTAGGAAGAGAGTCACTTTCCTCATAATCAATCCAATCTATCTTAGGCGCACCATGCAAGCCCAAAATTCCTTGTGCTTCACTCATACGCTAACACCTCCACCGCTTACGCGCTTGGCGTAATCTGGAATTGGGATCTTTTGCAGCTTTCGGAAACTGTTTCATCTGACCTGCCGATCTAGCACAGAAAGACTTACGCCGCTGCGCAGCCTTACTGCCGGGCTTTACTTTACCAGTAACAGCAGTTTTCAACTTGCTGCCAGGGTTGGCCCGACGATAAGCAGCCACGCCACGCGGGGTCATGCCTGCGCCTTTGTCAGTGGGGCGGAAGTTTTTCTTATTCCGCTTTGGCATAACTTCGCCACCACTATTAAACTCTTGAGCATAACGTCTGAACATTAGCTATACCTTGTCTTCTTTCTACGGTCCGGCATAACTGCACCGCATCCTTTATTATACTTCATAATAAAACCACCTGTAGAGGCGAATGTCTTAACGTTGGTAGGCTTGCCGCCTACCCCTTGAGGTTTGGCTCTCTTCCTTGCTACTGCGCTCTTACGTTGACTGGCAGTCATTTTAGCAGCCTTGGCAGCGGGTACGCATTTCGGATATGCCCGACTAGAATCCTTGGTTGATTTACGTCCACATGGCTGATACTTGCCATCTACTTTAGGCGCACCAATGTCAACCCAATTGCCTTTTGGCCCATCTCCAAACCACTTTTTTAAGCTCATTAGCTTATCCTAGTCCTTGGCCTCTTATCAGGCTTCATTCTATTAAATCCTTTCGGATCAATCATCCGGTATCTTTTAGCGACAAACCCACCACTATTCATACGCTTTGACCCCCAGTCTTTACGCTTGGTGCCGGATGGGTCTTTGATCTTGCCTGCACAAATCTTGCTGGCATAAGCATTTGCGTAAGCTGATGGATACACATCAAACTTGTTTTTGGCTGCGCGTTTACCTCGCTCACATAGCTTAGTCATTATCCTACCTCTACTGATACAGAACCATTTGTTGAAACTTGAACAGTCCCAACGCTGGTTGTTGCTACTAATGTATTATCTTCATATGAGATCGTTTTAAAAGAGTCTCCGTTATACACCTGAAGTTTGTTTAACGTAGTATTCCATATGATGTCACCAGCAGAAAACTTGGTTTCNTCAATAATTGTCTGCGTAAACTGAGGCGTACTGTCAACGTCAACTGCGTTTAAATTAAGCTCAAGAATCCTAATGGCGCGATTAAACGTGTTCGAGGTTACATTATCCTCGAAGGCAATAGGCAGATTGGTTTGAAGAATCTTTCCCATTAACGTCTTCCGTTAGGTTGCAGGTCTAACCTATTTCGGCCCAGCCTAAAACCAACACCTGCGTTTTCAGCTTCAAACCGCAAAGCAGCTTGTCGCCCTCGAGCTCTCATATCTATCTTGGTTGTGGATCCTGTAAACGCTGTGGTTTGATCTGTGGTAAATGAATCACCAGGATAGTTTCTTACTTTAAGCACTGCGCTAATTTCCTGACCACTTCCGCCGCTACCATTAAAATTAACGTCAGGAATCATGCGTTTAATGAACTGAAAGTCTTCCCCGTCACCTAAGTCGAAATCACCAGACTGAATATAAACCGATGTCATGGGAGAGCCATCATCGTCATTGCCTATCTCATGGTTGTAAAGATACGGATCGCTTCCATCTTTACCAGCAGCAATCGGATTGTCTGATATTCCTTCATCAATCCAAGCAGTTCTAGAAAGTTGCCCAATAGCCCAACTGTTTTCTTCGTAGTTATAAGTGACATATCGATCGATGACATCTGAACTAGAAGAACAATAGAACCAGCCAACCTCGTCAAATTCTTTGTTCACAAAACCAAAGAACTGAAAAGATTGTGACTGATTAAAATTATCGTAAACGTAAGACTGAACAGTACATGGCACGCTTTGGACTGTACCGGAATAACGATAGAAACCTTTACGGTCCATCCAGAATATACCAGCCGGTGTGTTAACCGCACAGTTTGGTCCAATAAGAGTTACACCTTCATTAACTAGGTTTAAACCAAACGTCAAAGGCGGACCGATAAACTGTAAGCTGTACAACGCAACATCAGTCCATATCAAGGTTTCTTGCCTAGCCCTAATGCCGCCAATAATTTCTGATCCAGCAGAACATCGTAATGATCCAGCGGTATTTGTGGTCCTAGGCTCCCAATCAGCAGCATTTTCTTGATCAGAGAAAGCAATTAACAACGGATCAATAGCTCCGCTTCTTGCGCCATTCTCAATAGGATCTGCGCCTAGAACAAGAATGTGCCTATCTACATCAGAAACAATAACTTGAACACCTTTCGTAGGCGGTAAATTTGCCCCAGACAAAGAAGTTAAAGGAACTGCTCTTGCGCTTACGCCGCTGCTGTTGTCCCAGTAATAAACGCCACCAGCTCTAGGATTTAAAACCAAATCTTCGCCAAAGTTATCCATTGACCAAAGACGTAACTGGTTAGTTGCAGACAACGCAGCAGTTGACCCCCAGGCATTGTCACCCCAGGCATTAGCGCCCCAGCCAGTGCTGCTGACAAACACATCGAGGCCAACATTAATCTGATAAGTCCCGACAGTAGAACTACCGCCATTGCCCGTGTCGCTAGAGTTAGCAGTGACCGTGGACCCTGATGTATCTTTTGCTGTTATGGTGTAAGTATTAGCGGTTGCAACAGAAGCAATTTGATACTCTTGATTAAGCACTGCTGCAGTAACATTGCCGCCTAAGCTTGCTGCACCTGAAAAAGTTACGAAATCATTTAACTGAGCGCCATGCGCTGTATCAGTTATGGTAACTGTTGACGAACCATTGCTTGCAGCAAAAGTAACATCGCCTGCTGCGGTAGTCGATCGAATTGGAGTGATGTCATTGTAAACATCACCATCCTGGATATACGCTTTAAACGTAGTGCCTAAACCTAACAGCTTTAGTCCGCCTAGGTTTACCCAGTTATGAATCTTTCTGCCAGTTCCTTCATAAGAAGACAGAATATATTTCTGCCAGCCACCAATTTTCTCTGCAAAACCTTTTCGGAATCGAACAAGGTTGCCGTCAAACCAGCCGCCTTCGGAAGTATAACTGGTGCTTTCTTTATTTATTCCTGGTCTAAAATCTAAAGGTTGTAATGGCATCTTAACCTTCTACCTATTCATCATTCTTAAAACACGATTCTGTAAACGCTTTGCTCTTTCTGGGGTTTGTTGCGCCCATCGAGAGTCCATCATTTCCATAGAAACAATACCCCATGCTTCTTGAGAAACACCATGATTCATGTTTTTAAATCGGCTAAGTCCAGTCTGCCCCAACTGAAAACACATATTAACTAGGATGTGTCTCATCTCTTGAGGAATCTCTTCCCAGTTATGGTACAAACCTTTACAACCCGCAATAGCCAATTGTATGTCATGCTGAAAGAGCTCATAGCAACGCTCCTCTGTAATGCATTCCTCTGCTGGCACATCATCATAAGTCCCATGCACCGGAAGGTTAGATTCTGGGTCAGTTGGTAACACTTTATGCCCAATCCCTACGGTTTTATGGCCCTCACTGCACATATAACAATGAAGAATCTTTCCTTCATCAGAGGCTATTTCTTCATAAACTTGTGTTACATCTACACTCATTTATTTTTCCCTGCAAAAACCTGACTCCCAAAGAACACGCTTACAACGCCTCCAGTCGCCAGAAAATACATGTTAGCCATGTCTGAGAGCAGCACAGCAGCATCATCTAGCCCAAAAAAAGAACAGATAGCCACACCAGATGGATACAAAAGCATTCCGCACAAAGCAAACCAAACCATGTTGCGTTGGGCATCGCTTTTTTCATGGAGCATCTCAAGCTCCTGAAGCCTTGCGCTGATCTCTAGCTCATCGTCGGTGACCACACCATCCCCGTCAGCATCGTACCTAGCATAGCTACTTTCTGGTTCTAACTTTTTAGCATTCACCTAATAATACTCCGGTGATTTGCTCATTTTTACATAGTTCAACATAAAATGATCTTTGATATAACTTTTACCCGGTCGGTCAAACTCTAATAACTTGTTGTGTCTTCGCATTAAAGGCGGAACCAGCGGCACAATATCCTTGCCGTGCCTGTACTGAGTAACGGGAACACCATCTAATATCTTGAGCCGTCCACATCTAGGTGCGCCAAACGTCACAATTTGTAATGGCGGTATTTCATCCCTTGTCATCAAAGCACCAACAATCAAAGCGACTGCTCCACCCAAGCTATGGCCTGTTAGCTCAATAGCTTTATGATCTATGTCTTTTTCTAAACAAACACTGGTAACCTTGTTGACCAGCCGACGACCTGCTTTAAGAAACCCTGCCGGACACCAGCCGAGTTCGCGTGTCCACAGTGGCAGGATTCTCAAATCACGGATTGCGTCTTTAGGTTCGTCTGTACCACGAAACGCAAATACATTCTCCCTAACAATGACTTCAATATTGGCTTCTTCAAAGTCCGACTCTCGATAACTTTCAGCGCAATAATGGCTGAGTTCTTGATGACTAGCCATTTGAATTCCTTTCATCAGGATCTAAGGCGCAATCTACATGGTCATTAGATCGTTCGATAACAAATGGTTCTGCAAAAAACGGAACAGTAGATGGTATTTGAATCTTGACAGACTTGGTGCCGCAAGTCGGTATAGAAGAACAGCTAGATGCAAACAATATTGAGGTAAAAACTACAGCTTTCATTGAAATAACTCCGTTCCTTCTCGCACCATTCTAGGTATGCAGTAGGCGCTGACATTTTGCTGGGTTCGATATCTTCTTATTTGTCCTGAACTAGATGTTCCTTGTTCAATTGCATGGGCGAACTCATTGCATCTGTAAATGCTTGAGAACAGCATTCGATCATCAGACACAGTTTCGCCTCCAACAACTACAACTAACAAGAATGCAATAATCATTCAACGGGAGAGTTCTCCATTATCCATATAAAAGCCCACAGAAATCCCATAAAACATATCCAACCAAATGCTACTGTACCAGCTAGTTGTATGTATCCTTTGATCTCTTTTCGTCTTTTTTTAATCCTTGCAATTTCTTTCTCATGCGCTATACGGGACTCTTGCATCCTAGTTTTTACGCTGTTGTAGAGGTCGCCTTGGCCTTGTATGAGACAGATATCTTTAAACTGACGATCAAAATTCTCTAGCTGCCTTTTGGCGCTTTCCATAGCAAGCGCCTCTTTGTAGCTCATTTTGCCCGCTTTGGCCCTTTCTACATCATTATATTTTTCGCTTGCCTCCCCCCACTTACCAACTAATCCTTGCAAAGACTTGCCCTGACCCGCTGTCTCTTTGAGCACAGCAAGTCCTTCGTTCAGAGCCTTTAAAGCTGCTAAAACTGATGCGACTTCGCCTATCATATGTGTTCACAGATACCTAGCCAAAAACACTGACGCTAAAATAAACGGGTATACACCCCATATAGCATGTTCTAAACGATCCATTCTGGCACTGCCCCTTTCAAGGCGCTCTTCTATGCTCTTGAATCGTATTGCACATTCTTTTTCATGGGACTCTAGCTTGTCCATTACTCCGCTGTCTCAGGATCAACGTAATCCGGATCATTTGGTCTTGTGTCAGGAAAGTCTGACGTTGAAGGCCAGTCTCTTAATGTAGTGCGGTACGTTAACCAGTCATCACGGTTCGGCCAATCTGGAGTTTGAGACATAATATCTGTTCGCTCTAACTCTGAATCTCGCCACGCTCTACCTTCGGCATTTTTTTCTTCCGCCGACACAGGCACTAATTCATATTCTTCATAGTTATCTGCGACAAACTCAGCAGAGGCAACAATTCGATTAACCTCTGCACCTGATTCTTTAATAATAAATGTTGGCATTAGAGAACTTCCAAAATTTTAACAATGATAACGCCGCTGCCGCCTGCTCCAGATGTACTCGTAATGCCGCCCGTCGTCGCAGTCAATCCACAAGCACCTCCTCCAGCACCATAGCCACCTGCACCCGCAGTAAGAGAAGATGAGCCAGACGATGAAACTGCGCCGCCACCAGCGAACCAGCCGCCAGCATAGGCAGTAGTTCCGGCTGAACCGCCACCGCCATAACCCCCGTTACTGGACGACCCCCCTTCCCCAAAAAGCTGAAACATGCTTGAAGGAAAGTGATCAGCGTCATAAGCAAAAAGACCCTCGCCAGCGGTTGTAGCACCATCAGGACTTGCACCGCAAGCGCCGCCACCTGCTGAATATGTGGCGCTTGCCGTTACATTACCAGAAGCCCCGCCGACACCTGCTCCACCTGTTGCTAGAGAGATAGCAGTTCCTGAACCAGAATAGTTGGCAGTGCCTGACGCATAAGCAATACCAAGGACGCTGACAGCACCGCCCCCCGTAGCAGGAGCCGAGCCGTTTCCTGATGTCGCGCCAGTAGCTGTACCGCTACCTCCGCCAGTAATATTTGATTCTGTGCCGCCCGTAGCTGTTCCGCCGGAAGCCCCTGAAGCAGTTGCCGTGCCGCTGGCATTGTAAGTGCCGTTTCCAGCCCCACCTCCATTTGCCGTCATCGTCGTAATACCAGAACCAGAAAAGCTTGAATTGCCGCCCGAGTTGCCAGCGCTACCCTCAGTCGTTCCAGTTGTAACGGTTGTCCCGCCTCCTGCGCCAATCGTAGCTGTGTAGGTTACGCTGCTATCTAACTGAAGCAGAGAGGTTGCTATGCCTCCCGCCCCACCACCACTTGCTGCTGAGTTTGAACCAGCGACCCCAGTAGCTTTAGCAACTCCGCCACCTGCCCCGCCACCAACAACAGTGACAAGCGCCTTGCAGTCAAAAGGCGGTGACCATGTTTTGCTTTCTAAGATCACAATTTCTTGCAGACTGGCTCTACCGCCTTTTTCGCCTAAAACTGCCATAAAATTCTCCTTAAATAACGAACCAGCCAATAGTGCCGTCAACGTACACTAGTTGGGCGCTACCGTTTTGATTAATGGTTCCGTCTTCTGCTGCTGAGTTAATATTAGAACTGTTGCGTCCAACGGTTACCGCTCCTGCTCCAGCGTTACAAATAATCACTGTATCGCCTGCGCTGGGACTGCTAGGCAAGGTAATTGTTACCGCGCTTCCGCTATTAACAATTAACTGATCTTTACTACTTGCAGTGTATGCAGATGTTTTAATTGACCAAGCATTGTAAGCCCCGCCAACAGTTGCAAAAGATAATGTTCCTGAACCATTAGTGGTTAGCGCCTGGCCACTTGATCCGTCTGTCACATTCAGTCGCGCAATGTCCACGCTGTTATCTGCAATGGCAGCAGCAACAACCGCATCATCCGCAATCAAAGCTGATGTGATTGCATCGTCTGCAATTTTTGCCGTAGTTACCGCGTCATCGACAATAGAGGCGGTTACAACTGCGCTTGACGCTAGTTGGTCTGCACCTACTGCGTCGTCTGCTATCTTGGCTTGGGTTACTGCGTCAGTAGCTATTTTAGCCGTTGTCACAGCATCATCAGCTATCTTGGCTGTTGTTACAGCATCATCTGCAAGAGTGCTTGCACCCCAGGACAAAGTTCCTGAACCATTGGTTGTTAGGAACTGCCCGCTACTTCCATCTGCACCGGGGAGTGTATAAGTGTAACTAGAGCTTACTGTCGATGGAGCCTGAAGTGCTACATACTGACCGCCAGATGAATCTTGTAAACGGAGATCGCCTTGCGCCGTAATATCGACTTGGGTAAATTCAGCAGCGCCCCCTGGAGTGTTTACGCTAACCCAGCCTAACGCACCAGAACCATCTGTTTTTAACACCTGCCCAGAAGAGCCATCTGCTCCGGGCAACGTAAATGTAACATTTGATGAAACGGTAGATGGAGCTTGTAGAGCGACATACTCACCGCCAGAACCATCCTGTAACCGGAGATCTCCTTGAGCTGTTACATCGACTTGAGTAAACGAAACATTCGTTGC